AAAAGGTACCGGGCGACTAGGTACCGGGGAACCCTCCTTTGCTACAGACGAGGGGGTTTAGTGATTATATATATCCCCGTCTCTATCCCCGTGTTATTTTTTTTCATTTCTGAACTGCACGCCAATTTTAAACTGGACAAATGACCACTTCCTGTAACACAAGCAATTTCAGTAGTTTAGTGGGGGTTGACCCCCTTATGAAACACTTGTCTATATTGGCATGGCAGTCCTTGGTGGTTAAAGTTGGGTTCGACTCCTGCGCTGTCTGCCGATTGATCGATGTCTGACGGTAAATTTGAATCGGATTTAGTTGATCGGATAGGCGATTTTTATGCAGATCCGTTAGGGTTTGTATTATTTGCGTTTCCGTGGGGTGAATCTGGTGGTGCGTTGGAAGAGTTTGACGGTCCGGACGAGTGGCAGAGACGGTTATTATTGGAGTTAGGTGACTGTGTTCGTCGTGGTGACGACGTTCGGTTCAGCACGGCGAGTGGTCATGGTGTTGGGAAGAGCACGTTGGTTGCTTGGATAGTGTTATGGTTCATTTCGACTCGTCAATCGCCTCAGATAGTTGTGACAGCGAACACCAGTGAACAGTTGAGTTCGAAGACGTGGCGTGAACTGGCGAAATGGTGGAAGTTGGGTATTAACTCGCATTGGTTTTCGCGTACAGCGACGAAATTTTATCATAAGAGTCATCCTGAAGACTGGTTTGCGTCGGCGGTTCCGTGGTCTGCGGAACGACCTGAAGCGTTCGCTGGTACTCACGAACGGCATGTGTTGATAATATTTGATGAAGCGAGTGCTATAGACGACGTTATTTGGGAGACGGCGGAAGGTGCGATGACGACGGCTGGTTCCATGTGGTTGAATTTCGGGAACCCGACCAGGAACAGTGGCCGGTTTTTTGAATGTTTCCACAGGTTCAAACATCGATGGCGCACGTTCAAAGTAGATTCTCGTGAAGCGAAGATGGCGGATCAGAACGTCATAGCTCAATGGGTGGAAGACTGGGGTGAGGACGACGATTTCGTTCGTGTACGTGTACGTGGTGTGTTCCCTAGAACGAGTATGACACAGTTCATCTCGACGGATTCGGTCATGCGTGGCCGGGAATACGATGCGGAACCGGGTATTTGGGAGCATATGCCGGTGATTTTAGGTGTGGACGTAGGCCGGTTTGGTGGATCGAAAACGGTTATTGCGGCTCGTCAAGGCAGAAAATGTCATCGGCCGCAGACGTATATGCAGTTGGACACGATGGAAGTGGCGGCTCGTGTAGTGGAAGCGATTGGGTACTGGAACCCTGTAGCGGTATTCATTGACGGCGCTGGTGTTGGAGGTGGTGTGGTTGACAGACTGAACATGTTAGGGTACCGCCAGATAACGTTCGAGGTACAATGGGGATCGAGTCCAAAAGACAGAAAACGGTTCTTGAACAAACGTGTGGAATCCTGGTTCCGGATGAAAACGTATATTGAGGGTGGTGGAGTGGATTTACCTGATAACGACGATCTGCAACGCGAACTGACATCGATTGAGTACGGGTACACACAGAACGATCTGATGCGGTTGGAACGGAAAGAGGAACTTATGTCACGCGGACTGGACAGTCCGGATTTAGCGGATGCGTATGCGTTTACTTTCGCGGAAGAGATATGGGATTCCGATCCGTATGACGATGATTTTGCTGATACGACATACAATACGAACTTCAAAACGTCAATTATAACAGGATATTAGGACATGGACATTGAGAAAATACTGGATTTATTGTATTTAGCGGAAGAGTTACCGGAACAGGAACGTAAAAAGATCGAATCAGTCGTGGTGGACGGGTTCAAATCCGATTTGGAGAGCAGATCGGAATGGGATACGCAACACGAGTTGGCGTTACGGTTGGCTCAACAGGTACTGGAATCCAAAAATCATCCCTGGCCGAACGCGTCCAACGTGAAATACCCGTTGATGAGTATCGCGGCGATTCAGTTCGCGGCTCGTGCGTACCCGGCGATTCTCCCGAACCGCAGTGTTGTACGGTGTTACGTTACAGGTGACGATTCCAGCGGGATGAAAGCGCGTCGTGGCGGGAATATCGCGCAACATATGAACTACCAGTTGTTCGAAGAGATGGAGGAATGGGAGGAGGATATGGACAAACTGTTACATATCCTGCCGGTGTTAGGGGTATGTTTCAAGAAGACGTATTACAACGTCAAACTTGGCCGGAACGTCTCGGAACTGGTGATGCCGGGAGATTTTGTGGTTGATTATTACGCGAAATCGTTGGAGGACGCCGTCCGGAAAACGCATGTTATCCGGTTAACCCCGAACGAGTACGTTGAAGGTGTCCGGTTAGGCAAATATAGGGACGTGGAACTGGCCATGCCGACAACCGACGAGATGAAAGATAAAACCGGCAGTATGAACCCTGTCCTGTCGTTCGATGAAGACGACGATTATATCTTCCTAGAACAACATCGGTACTGGGATCTGGACGGGGACGGGTACGAAGAACCGTATATTGTAACAGTTCATTACAAATCCGGTGAGATGATCTGTATGCAACCCCGGTACGGGATGGATTCCGTTAACCGGAACGATAAAGACGAAGTGACGTACATCAAACCGGACGAATATTTTGTGAAATACTCGTTTATCCCCGCGCCGGACGGCGGGTTCTACGATATCGGGTTCGGTCGGTTACTAGGCCCGATCAACGAGACTGTGAACACCACTATCAACCAGTTATTGGACGCGGGTACATTAAACAACACCGGTGGTGGTTGGTTAGGGCGCGGGATACGTATGAAAACGGGTGAACAACGGTTCCGGTTAGGTGAATGGAAGACTGTGGACGCGCCTGGTGACGATATCCGCAAGAACATTGTGCCTCGTCCGATGGTGGAACCGTCCACGGTATTGTTCAGTCTGTTAGGCGAAATGATTCAGGCTGGTGAGAAACTGGCTTCGATTGTCGATCCGTTGACTGGGGAGAGTCCCGGCGCGAACGTTCCCGCCACGAGTACGTTAGCGTTGATTGAGCAGGGGTTGAAAGTGTTCTCCGGTATCAACAAACGGATACACCGGTCGTTCAAGAAAGAGTTGAAGAAACTGTATGAATTGAACAAAGCGTACCTGACACAGGAAGCGTACTACCGTGTACTGGACCCTGTTGGGGAAGGGATGGAGCAGGGGCAGGAGATGATGGTAAGCAGAACGGATTATCAGGATGATATGTCCGATGTGCAACCTATAACCGACCCGAACGCTATTTCTGACGCGCAACGGTTAGCGAAAGTACAGGCGTTAATGCCGTTCCTAGATGACAGGGATTTCGATCCGATGGAGATAAAACGGCGGTATGTGGAAGCGTTACAGATACCTGATTCGCAGAAAGTGTTGCGGCAGGGCGAGAAACCGCCTGATCCTGATCTGTTGATCAAGACGGCGCAGGTGGAACATGAGAAATACAAACTGGATATACGCCGGTTTGAAGAGGAGTTCCGGTCGTTGGAACGGTTGGCGAACACTATCGCCAAACTTAACAGCGAGGAACTGGAAGTAGGCGATAAAGACTATGGTGAAGCGATTACCAAGTTATTCGCCTTATTAGACGCTATTAAAAGGAGGAGCGATGAAACTGACAAAAGAGGATTTCAAGGAATGGATGGACAACCCGGTAACGAAGGAAATCCGGGAAACGTTGCAGGCGCACAGCCAGGCGGCATGTGAACGGTTAGGACGCGGGCAAGGGTTCGACGTCTATAACATGGATTTTACGGCGATGTCCACGGCCCGGTTAATCGGGTTGGTGGAAGGATTGAACGTATTCATTAACCTTGAATGGGAGGATGCTGATGAGTGAGACGGTTGTACCTGTCGGGAACAGGGTGATAATCGCACCGGACGCGTTCGAGGAAGTGACTGAAGGCGGGATTATTCTGCCGAAACAGTCGCATCTGAGCGAGAAAGAATCCGTAACGACCGGTGTGGTTGTCGCGGTAGGATCAAGCGCATGGGACGATCACGGGGACGGTGAACCGTTAGTATCCGCAGGGGAACGAGTGGTGTACCGCAGGTACGCGGGGATCACTATTGAGGATAACGGGAAAGAACTGAAAGTGGTGAACGATCAGGATATTATTGTCGTTTATAGAAAAGGAGACCAAGGATGACTGAAGAAGTCAAGGAAGAGCAGGAACCCCAAGAGGAACCACAGGAAGAAGTTAAAGAAACTCCGCCGGACGTACCGCCTGAAGAGGTTGAGGCGCGTGAGGCCGGATGGGTGGATCAGGATACTTACGCGAGTATTCATGGCGAGGAGAACCGGTCTAAATGGGTTGATGCGGAAGAGTTCAACCGGCGTGGGCAGTTGTTCGGCAAGATCAAGACCCAGAAACGCCGGATTGAGACGCATGAGATGAAGATTAAAGAGTTGGAAGACCGGATATCGGGGTTGCATCAGGTGATGAGCAAGACCCGTGAAGTGGTGTATGACAACGCACGGCGTGAGTTACGCGCTGAGTTGAAATCCGCCATGGAAGATGGTGATACCGAGAAAGCGGAGATGTTGCTGGATAAAGCCGAGAAATCCGCTGCTGAATCCTCGCCACCACCCGAATCGAAGGATAACAAACCTGTCAACGACCCGTATCTGACCGCATGGTTCCAGAAAAACCAGTGGTACGGCGCTGATAAGGATATGACACAATCCGCTCTGAAAATCGGTGAGGAACTGAATAAGAACTCCCCGTATATGGGGCCGGAACAGTTCTATGAAGCGTTGGATACCGAACTGAAACGCAGACACCCGAAAGAGTTCGGAGTAACATCACCGCCAAAGAAAACACCACCCGTTCTCGGTTCCGGGAAACCAACCGGTTCGTCCCGTGGTCCGGCTGTGAAACCGAACGATCTCCCGGACGATCTTCATAAGGTGTATAAATTCCTGACATCCGAAGGACAAGTGTTCGAAGGAAAAGGAAACGACCTTATAAAAGAATGGGTTGAGTCTGGCGCTATAAAAGTCGCTTGACAAATATGCAACAATATGTTACACAACATTAGGATATTATAACGATGAAAGAAGATACACCGCGAACAGAGACTGATAAACGGATCACCGCGTTACTTGAACGCAGGAAGAAGTTCAGGAAGAAACGTAAACGTGTTCCGTTGGATGGTGCGAGCGTACTGAGCGCCCCGGCGCGTGAAGGCTATTTCAGAAGGATAGTCAACGATGTGGGTGACAGGATCGCAAGGTTCATGGATGCGGGATACGAGCCGGTAGTCGGTGATGACGTGTCCTTAGCGGAAGATGAGCGTGTTGAATGGTATAACGACGGCAGTTCGTTTGCCAGCAGGAGTGTAGGTGGCGGCGTGACGGGTGTACTCATGGAGATACCTGAGACGTTGCATAGAGAAGACCAGAAGAGAAAACAGGAGAAGATCGACCAGCTTGAAGAGAGCATGAAAAGCAAGAAAAGTGAAGGGCAATACGGCGATATAACCGTGGAGCACAATTACGATTAACCTTACATATAAAGGGTTAATTTATGGCGAACACAGATACGCCAAACGGATTAAGGCTTGTTGGCTCTCTTGGTGTCGGCCCGATGGCTGGCGCAACCCAAATAGCTTTTATTCCCGCTACTGACGCAACCGCCACGTTTGTTGGCGATCCCGTAAAAGTGGCTGGTTCAGCGGACGCCGATGGTGTCCCGACGGTGGCTCAAGCCGCCGCGACCAACGCGATTTACGGTGTAATAACCGAGTTTCTACCCGATCTTGACAATAAAACTAGGCTTCATCGAGCCGCATCCACAGCCAGATACTGCAAAGTCTGTATCGACCCGAACGCTCTCTATGAGATTCAGGAAGATTCCGATGGCGCGGCACTCGCGGCTACGGACGTGGGGAATAACGCCTCGATAGTTGTCGGAACAGGTAGCACCACAACCGGCGCGTCCGCAGTTGAGCTGGATTCCAGCACAGCCGCGACGACCGCCGCTCTCGAACTCAAGATTATCCGGTTGGCGAACCGGCCCGATAACGCTATCGGTACGAACGCGAAATGGATAGTCAAAATCAATAACCATCAGCTTGGTTCCCATACGGGTACTGCTGGCGTATAAGGAGAATGGATCATGGCTGTTATATCCGCTGGTTCATTCCAGCAAGCACTATGGGAAGGTGTAAACAGTTGGTGGGGGCAAGCCTACAACGAGTACAAATCCGAATGGCCTGAGATTTTTTCGGAAGAGAAATCCAGCAAGTATGCCGAAGACGAAGTTGGTATCATGTCTTTCGGTCTTGCGAAAGTCTCTTCAGACGGGTCACCGGTAGAGTACGATATTGAGAGGCAGTCTTTCTCCAAACGGTACACGCATGTAACCTATAAACTTGGGTTCATCGTTACCAAGGAGATGTTTGAAGACGATCTGTATCAGATTGTCGCTCCGAGGCGAGCCAAAGGGTTGGCTTTTTCATTTCGCTCAACCGAGGACACAGTCGGAGCTAACGTTCTGAACAGAGCGTTCAACTCCAGTTATACAGGCGGAGACGGTAAGGAGCTATGCGCCACCGATCATCCTCTGACTGCTGGAGGAACGTGGAAGAACGAGCCGACTACGGCTGTTGACCTTAGCGAGGACGCGCTTGAGCAGGCGTGTATTGATATCGCGGCATGGACTGACGAACGCGGCAAGAAGATAGCTGTCAAACCAAAGAAGCTGATCATCCCGTCGAGTCTCCAGTTTGACGCCGAACGTATCCTGAAATCCACTCAGCAGAGCGGTACAGCGAACAACGATGTCAACGCTATCAGGTCGTTGGGGATGTTCCCCGGCGGCGCGGTTGTAAACCATTTCCTGACCGACACTGACGCTTGGTTCGTTATCACGGATTGCATGGATGGTATGAAACGGTTCACCCGTGTCAATACCGAGTTCACGCAGGACAACGATTTCGATACCGATAACGCGAAGTTCAAAGCTCGTGCCAGGTACGTTTTTGGATGGACTGACCCTAGGGGAATCTACGGTAGTCCCGGCGCTTAATCAACCAATCGGGCGGGGTTCCATTCCCCGCCCGTATAATCGAACTTGTTTGGTTTCGTTCACGAACGGCCCGAACGGGTAACAAGGAGATTTTTCTAATGGCTAGATCAAACTATGCCAACGGGTTCCTGAACGGTGTGACTGTTCGTGGGAAACCGTTGACTGAAGTGTATCCCGGTGAAGTGTTCTGGGTGAACAACTCCAGCGTACCGGCTAAAGGCGGGATTGGCGGATCGAACAACAACAAAGGGTCGTACCTGCAACCGTTCAGCACCATCAACTACGCGATGACGCAGTGTACGGATAACAGAGGCGATATCGTAGCGGTCATGCCGGGTCATGCGGAGACAATATCCGCGTCCGCTACGTTCACATTCAGCACACCGGGTGTCGCGGTTGTCGGGTTAGGAGCGGGATCGCTTCGGCCTACTATCACGTTCGACACGATTATAGACTCCACAATGAACGTGGATTCCGCTAACTGTTCCCTGAAAAACTTCATATTGACGGCGAACTTCGCGGATATAACCACGGCGTTGAACGTTATTGCGAAAGATTTTCATGCCGAAGACTGTTACTTTAAAGCTACAGCTACGAACATGAACTTCTTGCGGGTAGCGGCGGTTAGCGCAACCGACAACTCCAGTGACGGGTTCACTCTTAAAGGGTGCAAATGGATTGAGCCGGACACGGCAACTGTCTCGATGGTTGCAGTCGGCGGTGACATTGACCAGATGGTTATCGAAGACTGTTATGTCAATATCGGCGTAAACACAGGCGACCTTGCCGCGTTGGTAGGGAACGTAACCGGTTCGGACGCGACCAACGTCCAGATTCTGAATAACACAGTTCTTCGCAGGAACGACGATTCCACGCAGGGTCTGTTGATGCACGCGGATACGACTACCGCTAATACCGGTATTGCCGCAGGGAACCGTGTTCTTCATGCGGACGCCGCTGGTGAGTTGCTGATAACAGCCGATATGCGAATCGGGTTGTTTGACAACAAAGCTTGCGGTACAGGCATCTCTGACGCTCAGGGGTACCCGCTTCCGGCAATAGACAGTTAACCGACGCGGGGAGAAGGATTGACTTCTCCCCCGTTTTAAAGGAGTTACTATGGCTGATACAGTCGATTCCGTTGTACTTCATAACGGTACAAGGAAGTACGTAGTCAGACTTTATAACTCTTCTGATGGTACCGGTGAGAGCGCTGTCAAGAAAGTGGATTTATCCACGTTGACTGGCCCTGATGGAGTGAATGCACCAACTAAAGTTGCCATTGAAGAGGTTTCTTACGATATACAAGGGTTCGCCAGCGTAACCCTTCTTTTTGACCATACCACAGACGACGAAGCGTTAATACTGAGCGGGAACGGCTACATGGATTTACGTCCGTATGGAGGGTTGATTGATCCGTCCAGTGCAGGCGGGACAGGTGACGTGCTCCTGACAACGAACAGTGCCACGGCCACGTCGAGTTACAGTATCGTTCTGTCGTTACGGTTGATGTATGCGTAGACATGGATATTCCGGTAAACCCTTCGATCCGAGGGATTTACCGGGACTAAAACTGTGGCTGGACGCGCGTCATTCCCGGTTATGGCAGGAATCTACCCGGACAACCAGAGCCGTAGCGGATGACACTATAGGCGCATGGGACGATTTGTCCGGTAACGACAATCATGCGACACAAGCCACGGCAGGGAAGGAACCCACTCTGTTAGCGGATCAGTTCAACGGGAAACCGGGGATAGATTTTGACGGGTCTAATGACAATACGTTTGTCAGCGGGACGTTGTTTCAGACACCTCCGTTCTTATTTTGTGTACGATGTTCTTTTGACCAATTACCGAGCGATGTTGGTACTGTTCTTATCAACACGATTTATGAGCATTCAGGAGCGCCGTGGTTTTCATACCGG